AAGAGAACACTCGCTGGTACTGATTGCTCAGTCTTTGCGTGTCTCTTTGGTGGTCATAGTCGCTTCCGTTAAATCTCATTCTGATTCTCCATTCTTTTTAGAAACTTGCTTGAATCTTTCGCTCAACTGTGACGATTGTGTCGTTGTGTCCTCCACCGTGTGACACGAGCAAAATCCTCTCTATTTGGAATCCCCGCTTAATGCCAAAGCCCATACTGTTCCACCCGAAACAAATAACCTTTCCATTTGTTTTGATTTTAGGAGAGAAAGCATCCTTAACTCGTTTATATAAAGCCCCGTTCTGGGTGTCTTTCATTCCTACGAGTAGCCCTATACTTTTATACATCTCTGATATCTGTCTTGGTGAATACGGCGGGTCAAACAACACACCATCCAACTCGTCAGGTGTACGCATGGCAAATTCTTCTGCTTTCAAGTGATGAGTTGTTGGGGCTTCTGGGTTGAGGTCGTTGGTGTATTTTGCTGGACTGTTCCATCCTGAGAACGGGTCTGCCCACTCATTTCCATCCATCTCCTGACTCAGTAATTCTTTGATGGGCTTAATCGTGAACGTGTGCTTGCTAGGCATCGCCCATTGCCTGTCGAATACTATTTCTACCATTCTGATTCTCCATTCTCTTTGGAATACATTCCAAACTGCTAGGACAATTTTTCAAGATACGTTTTGGACTGCCTGTAATTCTTGGAATTGCTCGCAGTATTCACTAACTAAGCAGTAGTTTTCGCAACGTATGTTCACACCAGGTCGGTGTTCTACTACCCAGCCTTTTTTCATTTTGTTTTCGTATGCCCAAGTCACAGCATCAACTTCGGAGTCGAACAACTTGCGCGCTCTGGCACTAGTAGCGTTAGTCTTTAGCGCGTACTTGTCAGGCCTAGCCCAGCGTTCATCGTCATCACACTCAGGCAAGTCATTCTCTGCTGCCTGGTGCAACCGGACACGCTCTTCCATGAAAGCCTTTGCATCTTCTTCAGACCACAGCTTTACATCGTGTGTCTCTGCGCCTAACTGCGGGTAGTTCCCATCCCGCTTGGCTTCCATCTTCGACCAGTCACGATAGATGGCGACAATCTTTAGGCCGTCTACCTTGAACGCGTTCTCACGTAGCAAGTGGGCGTACATGTTTAGCTGTTGCTCGTACTCGGCTGGCATGACAAGTTGGCCTGAGTAGTCACGCTTGAACTTGTAAGCAGTCACGAACTTGTAATCGGATACTACCCATGCTTCATCTTCGGTGAGCGTGATGGTGTCTGTCTGTCCAGAGATAGTCCATCCCAATACCTCGGTGAACATTCGCTCCTCGGTCAGAGCATTGCGGTCTTGTTCACCAGATCGTTCTAGTAGTAGGTGGACAAGTTGCCCGTACAGAGCAAAGGTTCGCTCAGATACATCCTCAGTGAGAACATCTTCGTGTATGTCTTTGAGTGCAGATTGTCTCGGTGGGGAGAGCAGTCCGGTAACGCTCCGGTCTGCCCTCCCCTTGCTGTATGAATCATTCTCGACAGCCTTGACGAGAGCCTCTGGGAATCCTTTGTTGTTAGTAATGGCTACCACTTGAAGCTCTCCACATTCTCACCTTGTTTTACTGCACCAGCTTCTACTGCTGCTTCGACCATCGGAGAATCTTCTTCAACTTCTTCTTCCATGTCACTTACTGCAACAGGGAACTCGATAGGTAGTCCACGCCGTAGTAGGTTCCAGCCGTTCGCAACAGCGTCGATAGCCTCAGCAGCGTCAGTGAATCCCATTGCTTCCACGATCTTTGGAGCGTTCACCTTGTCACCACTTGTGAGAACTTCTGTAAGCAGGTTCAGTGCTTGAGCCTTACGGATATTTATGTCCTTCAAGTCCCACTTGTCCACGTATGGTTCAGCAGGTGCTTGATCTGCCTGTGGTTCTTCTGCTGTTGTTGTCTGCTCAGGTTGGCCACCGTAAACCTGGATATTTCTTTCGCTTATGCTTCCGTCACGGTTTTTCTTAGGTGGCTCTATCTCCCTCACCTCAACCTGTACACCATCTTTGTTTATGTATGATCGAGTACACAAGCGAACTTTGACAACAGTTCCTCTTGGGTATTGTTCACCAGCGTAATCTAGTGGGCGACCACCGGATTCTTCGGGCCAGTCACCTTTGAGTTCCCAGAAAGGTCGGTATTCGTTTCCGTCGTTACCAGTTTCACGCGTAGTATCTTCTTCAAATGAAACTTTGTACTTGCCCCATTTGTCTGTGTCGCTGTAAATAGTGGCGACTGTCCAATCGAAAATAGTTTTCTTGTCACCCGTAACGCTGACGTTGTGAGGCCATGTATCGGTTTTGATGTTCGGCATTATTGTTCTCCTCCAAATGGATTAGCTTGAGAAGGTGCAACAGATATGCCCAACTCCTCGCACAGTTGATTGATTGTTTCTACACGGTCCCAGCGTGGCTGTGCTTCACCACGAGTCCACCGCCTTATCATCTCGGCACTGGTTCCGATCTTGTCTGCCAGTTCGCGTGTAGGAATATCCTCCCGCAACCGGATTAGTTGTTTAGTTGTTTGAGTAATCACTCGGTTGTCTCCATATTTATTAGTTCTAAAATTTTCTTGATAACACACTCAGATGTGTGATTGTTTAGGTTGGCTGTGGTAGCTGTTGTTGAGTCCGCTTTGTAAGCGTTACCTGCGCCACAGTTCTTACAAAACGTAATGGTGGTGTCTACCCCATCTATTTGGTCGGATACATACGTAAAGGCGTGGTCACTGATTGCATCAGAAGCACCTAGCAGGGCGTATGTAACATCGGGGTCGGTCATGGTTGGTCCTTTCTTTTTAGTAATACTACTATACCACAGTTTTTACTAGGATAGGGTTAGGTGGACACCCCCCCTAAAGGGGGTGTCCCCCCAGATAACTCCAGGTATCCGTTAGCTTGTTGAATAATTAAGCCTTGCTTTTGCATACGCGTAATAGCTTTACGTCCTGAGTTGATCTTGATGTTTCTAGTTTCTAATTCTTTCAAGATGTCATCCCTCGACATTGATGTTCCGGTCAGAATAGAAATGATGTGTTGCTTGACTGATGCGTGTTTGCCAAGATCTTCGGTGTCGGTCAGGTCTGCTGTTTTGTATTCGATCTTGATTGGCCTAAGTTCTTCATCAGCTTCAAACTCTACGTGCAGTCCGACTGGCTCCATTAGTCCGGTGTTGTTTCCTTTCTTGTGAGTGATTGCGACAACGGTGTTGCTATCATCTTCAGTCTCCTTTGAGACATTCCAGACCGCACGACTAAGGTTCCAAAAATAGACGCTGCCGTATGGGTCGCTTCCAGCCTTTGCAACGTGGGTGATACCGATACTGGCGACACCTAAGCTGCTCACGACTTGATGCCAAGTTCTAGCAGCAACAGCGTCGTTCGTATCCTCGTCCGATGCTGCAATCAAACTGTCGATTGCGATCAACTCAATGTTGTTCTTGGCTATGTCCGATTGGATACTGTCCACGTAATCTGACAGCGCGCCGTGGTATCTCCTGTATACGACTGGCTCAAGCACATCGTCCCAAGTCATACCCATGCCAGCCAGCAACGCATTGCAACTGGTCCAAAACATATTCTCGTTATCTTCCCAGTCTAAGAAAGCAACTCCAGATGGCATACCAGGGTCAATGCCTGGCAGGAAAGATCGCCCTGTCGCTTTGGACAGCAAGATAGCTTGCACAATGGTTGACTTGCCCTCGCCACCGCTGCCATAGAACAATGTCGGTGACTGTCGTTGCACAAATGGCTTGACTGCCCAACTCATATCAATGGCTTGTGGTGTGAATGTTCTCATGTCGATACCTGCGCCACTTTCCTCGATGGATTGCGTGACTAGTTGACCGACTTGATCGAGTGCCATAGCCCAGTTGATGTCGTCTTTACGCTGTTTCAGTTCGCGTACAAGTTGTTGTCGTGACGAACTAGATAGCAAGTTCAATCGAACTGGGCCAAGCAGGTGCATGGTGTGAGTTCGGAAACGTATACGACAGTTCACACCTGAACGATCATCGGTAATACGACTTACGTCTACCACTAAGTCCTCGTCCGGCCACCTAAACACTCGCCTATTAGCAATAGACAAGTCAACTACTGGCGCACTTAGGTCAGGTGCTATATAGACATCACCCTCGGCAGGAACATAGCGGAAGATCGAGCGAACAACATTGTCCAGTTCTCGCTCCTCCATCGGTGGAGAACAGGCAAGACGAAACGACTCCAGTAATGATCTTGCAATGTCGGCTGAGATCTTCTTCTTGTT